CTCGGAAACTCCAACATTGTTCTTACCCAACGACCAGCCGAACTGCGCTGCCTTATCATAGGGATCTCCCAACAGGGAGACGTCGTTTTGGACACAACATAACCTCCTTTCCGTCGAATGGGACTAAACTTTAAAGGTTCACGAGGAACCAATACAGCACGTTTTAGTGCTTCCGAGTAACGCAGGTGTTCAAACACCTTACGTTTAACGGGGTATTGGTACTTCGTGTAACTAAAAAGGTAGGTTCCATGGCGATTGACAGCTATCTGGCTCCACTCCCCATTGTAGTGATTAACAAACCACTGCAAGAAGGGTGTAGCTTTTAAGCCGCTATCGTCCGGAAAGTCGTCTGGTACAAGTTTGATTAGTACTCGATCCAAACGAAGTTCTTCCAAACAAGCGAGGAACAATGACTCAAATGCCACCATTTGCCATGTTCCGAAGCACACAATATGCTTCTTAATGAACAGGTTCATGATGGTATAGAGCCATGGTTCCTTTGCCGACTTGGAAGAAGAGGTTGGAGCTTTAATATAAACAGCTCTCACGTCTTGCCCGGCGAGGTAGTCTCCCCCGCAGGACTCTCTGAACGTATTCGGTTTATCGTCAAAAAAGGATTTCTCCTTGTTGATGATAAAACCAACTGATGTACATATGGCCATAAAACGGCCAGCACATTTAGTTGGAAGGATGCAATCATCTCCGAAGACAGACACTTTTCTTTTTAGGTCAGGCTCAATTAAGAGCGACCGGGAAAAGGGTTCGTCTAAGGATACAACTGCAGCCCCGATGGTCCAGAAAACGAGCGTCTCAAGTGGAAAAGTTGTAGCATTCCCCATTGTACTGAACATGTTGAGCTCTACCAACTGACCATTAATGGTCATATTAGGAGAGCGTATTCTGTCCAGCATTCGAAACCAATCATGTGGCAAAAGCCACTCGAGAAGTTTCCTAGAAACACAATCACTGGCCGAGCTAAAGTCAATAGTACACGTTTTACCGTGCACTGAGCCTCGCTTTGCCAGATGTTTGTGACGATGGGGTAGAGACGCTACGTCGAGACCAGCGTTACGCAGTTTATCGTACAATAAGTCCATTAAGCCCTGCTGAAAAAACATATTAGCAGTAGGTTCAATGGCTATCATACGCCGTATAACGTTGGTTTTTTCGACTGTTGTGCCACGTGATCCATCTACGATTTTGTATCTCTGCTCAGTTTGAGGCTGGCCATTCAAGCTTTGAATAGCTAACTCCAACTCAGGGTCGAAGTCAAGATAATAGTCGAAGAGGGTTTCCACACCCTTTGTGGCTGTGATTGGATAAGTGAATTTGGCCTCCATCGACGTGTCCTTGTAGGACACGCCTAATGTTGACCCACCCGAATTTTTACATCGGGAAAACCACTCATCCGTATCAAGCGTGCCAAGTACGCCATGCATTAAGCGACGAGCCCTGAGAAGGACTTTGTCTCTGTAACACATGTTTTTATCGAGTAAAGACTTAGCATCTGGCAGGGGAAGAAGTTCCCCATAATTAACCATGTGCTTATTAACCTTTTGGAAAAGGTCAAATGTCTTAGACTCGAGATCGACTTGATCACACTCCTGGGAGGTGTACTTCTTCGCGAAGTTAACCTCTTGAAAGGCAGTGTAAAGTTGAAGATGTGGCTTATATGCACCGTACGAATGATTGATGCACGCAAGATCACGTTGTAATGCCTGACTGAGTTTTGTCATTATCATGTCAGGGTTAAAGAGCGACCGCTTTTTAACGACTTTTTTACCTTTTGACATTTTGGATATCTCCTATAGGTGTCAAAATATGGAACTGTCACTGAATATGTTGCAACTACATTGTTGCAAACAAGCTAATTAGCCAATAAAAGATGGCAAGGAGGACGTCGCAAAACTCCATAGGTATTAACCCTTGGCCTGCGACTTCCAGAAAGCTTGAGTGTCAGCATGCGTAAGCAGCTGTGCACCATACTCCAGGATGGTATCTTTCTCTGCATCAGTAACTTCAATGTCAGAAGAAAGACTCAGTGACAACGTGGTAAATGTTGAGTTGCCGTTGGCCAAAGTTTTTGGCACGCGGACAACCACATCCTCACGCTGCTGGGTGTAACCGTTGGGAGCATCGCTTTTAACGCGAGCTTCACGGGTAGAGAAGAGTGCTTCTGAACGAGACAAAAAACTTGTCCCGTCGAAAAACATTCTAATCTTTCCACCCACCTCGTCCAAGAAGGACATAGGGGCTGCAGTTCCGCCGGTAAAAGCGGTTGTCGGATCCTTTAGGATCGATAAAGTTTTGATTCCCATTGAGGGTCTCCTTGGTTGAACGAGCTTACTTGCGAACCAACAGGATGTTGGTTATCAACGCAATTAAGTCGATTATATTGGTAATATCGGATACAAGGCCTTTTATATTAAAAACAGGCAATGTATCCAGCCATGATGGTATCCATAGTGACCGACCATACGAGAAATACTCGTAACGGACATGGTCCCCTGGGGGTGCCACATAAGGTAGCCAAGCAGGATTAGGAGACACGGGGAATTTTTCCAATTGGAAATCAACCGTACGTGTTCTCTTAACTGAGGACCAACCTTTTAACAACTTCAGTTGAGGGTCTGACAATGCACGCAATCCACTAATCATTGAGGATATGTTGTACATCCGATCTACCATAAATGAGAGCGGAAAAACCGCCCAAATTGTTTCTGGTATATCGGCAACCCTTAACCCTAAGCCTTCGAGGAGTGTATTAATGGGATTTGTAGTCTCATAGTACACGCCAGTAGACACCGTAATCTCGTCCGAAGAGGTAACCTTAAAATTCAAGGATTGACCTCCAAGGCTTCGAGGAATGGTGGCAGATGAAGAATCGCTTGCTACTGCTTTATCCCTAGCCGTGTAATACGGTTGGAGAACAGCATCAAACGATTGCTGCGAGGCCTCTATTGCGTCCACAATACTGCGGACCAACGGAGAGAAAGCGAACCTGTACTCAAGCCAGACGGAAGCTAAAGCCTCCGCCTCACTGATTCCAAGTTTAAATGCCTTCTTTCTCGTAGCTTTCCTCATCTTCAGGGCTAAATTCCTGATACTCTTTAACGGTTGTTTTAGAAACTGTATAGTTTCTTTAATTTCCGCAAAGTCTTCGGCAAAGCCATATGGTGCGCTATCGACACGAGCAAGGCTTGATTGCCTGCTCGCATCCAACATAGCATCATCATCAAGGAGCGAAAGATAATTCGGAGTCATGTCAAAGCCTGTGCGATAAGCACACCACTGAGTCATGGATCCAGAACCATCAAAGCGCCACCAAGGGATGTTGCCATTTTTGTTGATAAGCTCAAAAGAGACACCGCATTCTGCGGAAACACTCTCACCATACATGGTACAAGGAGAAACGATGATCTCGCCAGCAGCAGATTTCTTGCGAAAGCCTGGTGTGACGACGTCAGTGATCGTAAAGAAAGAACCCTGCGTTTGCTCAGTGTTTGGATAGTAGACAGTCCCGGATGGGACATAAGTCTGCTTAAATTCACCAAACACGGCATCGGCAGTTTTATCTCTTGTGCGTTCATATGACATAATCATGGTCCTCGTTGCTTGAAGTTGAAAAGTAAATATAGCGCGGAGAGTTAAACTCTCCGCCAAATCCAATCCATTTCTGGTTGAACGAGCTGATCGGATTACTAATTCGACCAAGGCTATATTTGCTGTGTCTTTATATTAAACACAAACGTACTGAAGAAACGAGACCTAGTAAAGGTCCCGTCGCTTAGTACGTGATTGAAGTGCACATATGTGCAACCCCGATTCAATGAGCCGGTTAAGGCCACGAATCTGAAGCCCCG